TGGAGCAGAGTCAGGGGCAGTAAGTGCCTCTGCTACAACTGGGGATGGGGGCGTTACCGACGACGGTAATGGCACCGTTGAGCAACCCGCCAACATCGCAAACAGCATTGCCAGTGGTGTTATCTTGCTCACATTGTTCATACTACACCTCCAGGTTGGTTCTCCAATGTCAACTGCTCATCCTCAAGACTTTTTTCGTAGTTGCTCAAGGTGTCAAGATATCCTGAGTTTCGCACCACCTTGAAGGCCAAGTTTTCTACTGAAAATTCACCTACTGAGTCAAGCCCTGCTTTGCGCATGCGTTTCATCTGGTCCCAGATGCGATTTAAATCGTCTATGTTCTGTGTGCCCGAATCAATCAACTCGTCAATCCTGCTCATGACATCAAACGCTTTCGCTTTCACTGCCTCATCGTTGTATTCAACTTTTTGCTGGGTAGGCTTCTTGAGCCAGCGATCCTGCAGCAGCGAGTAGACACCAGTTGCGACCAGTTTGCTATTCTTGTCGTCGTTCACATCTTCAGCATATAACTCTGTAGTGTAGCCCTTGACAGTTATGTCGTGCCCTGAGTTCCACAATGATTTTTTCGCTATTAGGAAAGGCGCGGTCAGTGGGTTTTCGCCAAGCCGTGTCGCATCCACTAGCACATGAATGTCAATGTCAGATTGCTCAGTATAGTTAAATGCGCAGTTGCTTCCTGTAATCACATAGTCAACTATTTGTATTTGCTTGACATCAATGAACTCTGAAAACTTATTTGCTATTTTACCTAACGCTTCTTTAACGTCAGGCAGAAGTTCCATACCATCCCACAGTGCTGGATTTAACTCGTCGTGGTAGGCCAGCGTGATCTTAACATCATCTGGTGAGCTCACTGCCTCAGGCAACCCGTAGTTTACAGATTCTTTAAGGGTGAAGTTAGATTTGAACCACAGGTAGATGTCAGTATTTGATGAGTGACGATCCATTTCTCGTCGTAGAATCAATATGATTCTATTCTTATCAGCCCACGACAAATCTTTCCAAATACCCACATCTCTACGCAATATCCTAAACGCTCCATTGCTGTATAGATGTAAATACTCTTCTAATCGCCAGAAAAAACTAGCATCATCGTTGTGACTTGTTTTACTCTGACTTTTTACCGCATTTAAATATCGCTGAACTTGAAAAATAGGCAAACTAATACTACCATTTATTTTTATAGTTCCACTAAATGTGTCTTGATGAATCAAGATAGCCAGTAGATTAGCCAAATCAGTCCCAGCATAGTGAATATTTTCGTAGGGATTATAGTTAGTTGTTTGCGATGCGTAGTTAGCGACCCACGATGGGTTAGTGTGCCGCAAAATCTCAATCATCATAATCATCAAATACACAATGCTGGCTATTTCATCAGCAGATTTCCCCTTGATGTCTTTCGTGTCACGAAACATCCTTGCTTCTGTCAAATGTTCAATAAACTCTAACTTCATTTAATGATTACCGAAATTCGCTGACGAAAAATGTTCCCTGCTAACTAATTTAATATGCCCGTCAGGGCTCGCTGCGACATACCCTTCCCCGCCCTTGACACCGCCAATGTGGGCGTAGATTGTCGTGCTCGCGTTGTCAAGTTGATTGATAATGTCTAGCTTGATTTTAGTCACAGTGTCAAACACATTGAAGATAGTTTGGAGAGCATTGCCACTCTCATTCACATACGCAATGACATTTTGTGCCATTTGTTTAGACAACTTAGGGTTGGCTTGAACCCAAGGTAGAAACTTTGCTGCTAACTGATCAAGATCACGAATCCGTGTCTGCTGGTTGACAAAAGTGTAAAGCATGTTAGGCAGGCTAGTAAGTTTACGGGCCTTCAAGTTGTTGGCATCTAAGAACGAGTCAATAACTTTTGCGTTTTGCTTGATATACTGTGTTGCTTCTTTAATGAGCGACTTACTCAAATCTATATTACCCTCAACCTTTACTTCAGGGCCTAGGATACATAGTGCTCCATTGGGATTTAGCCCTGCTGTATTTTTTAGCGGGGCTGGCTCTGCTGCGGTTCTTTCTTCAGGTGACCCAGCCACCTCTGCTGGGTAAAACCCATGAACTGCTAGCCCCGCTTTTCCTTGACCTACACGGCGGCCTAACTCTGATGTTTTGTCAATCTCATAAGTGGTAGTGCCCTCACCAAATATCCATCGCTTAACTGTGCTCTTGAGACCACCTGGCCACCACATCATGTCACCCTTGATAAACCCGCGGAAAGAAGGTGGAAAGGCTGACTCAACTATAGGCCACAGTTGGGTTATTTTTGCTAAGAATTCTGGGTTGCCGCCTTTTGCTGATTTTTGCGCCACGAACTCCTTGGCAGATTTATACATGCCGTCGTATCCTTTTGCTCCCCAACCAGCCATGTCAGTCATGATGAACTGCCCGTCATTGGTGCGCCCAGCATACAATCCAATCTGCCCATCCCATTTGATAGTCAGCACCTGATCTTTTTCCTTAGGTAAAGATTTAAAACTATTGATCACACGCAATGCGCCAGCACTACCCTCAAAGAAGATAATGTCCTCAGCATGGTTCATTCCCACTTCGTTTAACTTGAAGGTAGGCTTTCTTGACTCTGTTATTATTTCACTTATTTTCATAGCATGTAATTATGTTTGTTATTATCACCAGGTTTACACCATAGACCAGTATATGGACTCAAAATAGAGTTTTCACGCAAAATATTTTGTTCTGGGTAATGGTCGTATTTTTCTAATATCCAGCAATACCGTTGAACCTCTGAATCATCATCTCCAGGGTAGACATTGATATTAGAAGTTTTTGGATCTATAATATGTTCTGTCTTAGTGTCAAAAATCATTGGGTGTAATCCTAGTGCTGGCAATGTCGTTGTCCACAGTTTTTTACCAGCATAAGTTTGATAAATGTCACTCTGTATAGATTTCTTCAATGTTTCTTTAATGTATTTATAGAGTTGCCCCATCAGGTTTTTGCCTTCATGCGGCGGAAAAACTTGGGCATGCCTAGCCATCCAAACTTTACCATTTAACCGTGAGTGAAATCCAGCATAAGCGGCTACTTGTTTTTTATCATCAACAAACATTGCTACCCTGGCATCATCAAACTCAGCGTAATATACAGTAAACTCACCAGCAACCCCCAACGGGCTTGCCATAGACAGGTAATGCTCAGCTGTGGATAGCGAAAAAGTTTGATCTCCTATCAGCTCAATCTCATTTATTTTCATAGTAGATTTTGTAAGTTCCTGAACCATTGTGCTGACCCAGGTTGAACTGATTCAGGCAAGTTGATAAGCCCCTTAGTAGCGTCAGCTCTAGCTTGAGCTAGCTTTTCTTCCTTGCGGGGGTCGTTGGCAAGAGCTCGCATAATAGATTTTACAGATGCCATGTCAGCACCTGTGGCTGCTGGATTTAACAGAATCTTGGCGGCGGCAGCTTTGTTATCTGCGACTACTTTATTGGTGGCACGATCTACCAGTTTACCTTCAAACGGAGAAAACTTTAGCCCAAGTGCCTTGGCTAGGCTAGAATACATGATGAACAGATGCCCACCCTTAAAATCTGGATCTTCATACTGCCCGGATGGTCCGTGCTGATGGAAAGGGGCCACTCGCTCTGCGTCTGGGATCACCATGACGTCAACCTGAACGAAGGTTCCGTCAGGCACTGGCATTCTCACGTGAACGTTTCTGCCAGTTAGTGCTGCTTGAAATCCCTTATCGTTTACATACTGTTTAAACCTGACTTTGGCAATCTTGTCGTCAGGTGCTTTGAAAAAGTTAGCTATTTTTCCTGCGTCAACGAATACATCCATGTCACCAGATTGAATCTTAAAGCCAGCACTGCCAATATGAGGGACAATGTTTATGCCAGGTGGCATCAAGGACTGGATATTTTTAATCAGTCCCGGAACAAACTCTTTCTTGATTGGGGATACATCGTCAAACACATTCCCGCCTTCAGTAATCATCGATTCTAATAGTTTGTTTGCCCGCAAACGAATAGACTCGCTTTGTGTTCCTTGGGCTTTTTGCTGTCTTGCTGCAGCAATAAGTTTTAACGTTGCTTGATCTCCACGTTTAACCGCTTGTTCATACGCTGGGGTAAACTCATCTTTCATCGATGCTGGATCGACTACAGGTTGCGGTGCGGCAGGTTTTTGCCCAGGTGTTTTTACTTCAATGTCTTCAGCATCGGCATTAGTTGCAGCGTATTTGCTTGCAGGTGTTGCTGCTGGCGCAGTCAATCTAGGTTGCGACGGTAGCTGCGGTTGCGGTGGCCGTTGAGGTTGCTGTGTAGCAGGTAAGTTTGATTGCGGTGTCGGTGCTGTTGGTTGCTCTTGAGTTGGTTGCTCTTGACCTGGTTGCTCTTGTTTTGGTTGAACTACATCTCCATTATTGCGAGCATAAGTTGCTTGTTTAATATATTCTCGCACAGCTTTTGAATCTGTTGTTTGTAACTCCAAGTCACTTGAGTAATCTTCACGGTAATACTGATTCAAAAATCTGTCAAGATATTTTTTGTATGCTGCAGGATCTGCTTTAACTGCATCTGACAGAGTTGGCAACTTATTGACTTCCCACCGTTTAATGGTTGAAGCTGTTACATTATTGACTATTTTATTCCCCATATTCGCATGAGTAGTAGGAGATGACCCATACGATGCTGCACCTTTTGCTGATTTTACTGCATTTGCTGTAGCAGATACTGCGGATGATGCCTTATCTTTAAGAGCAGTTGCTCCTGCTTTAATTGAGTCCCAAAACCCTTCGTCAACTATTATATCATTTACTTTCATTTTTAATCCTTCTTAGTCCGCGAGTAAACTTAGAAGCGTCTTGACCCCTAATGCTGTTCAACAATCGTCGCTCTAGATCAGCAGCTACTTCAGCATTATAGTTTTCACGCAGGGTCTGAATCAGGTTGATGGCGCCTTGGATGATGTGCGTTGCCCTGCTTTCCAGCAGGTTTTCTCTATCACGGTGAACCAGCAGGTTATCCAGCTCGTCTAGCAAAGATCGTGTCTTTTTCTGCAAGAAAATACTCCAGTTTAGTTGTAGTATTTATGCCATTCTAGATCAAAACTATTTTAACTGTGACTTGAGGCTTGACAGCATGTTAGAAAGTTTCTTAGACTGGATATCCGCCACTGGCGGCTTCTTAGCTGTGATTTCACCAGTGTCACCATCGAGTGACTCCCCTTCCTTCACTATCTTAGACCTAGTCTTCAAGCTACTAAGCACTGCGGCGGGCAGTTTGCTCATTGGGGAATCACTTTCTTGTTCTCCAGCGTCTACAATGCGCAGACTTTCTACGTCGTAGACTAGGTCAACCTTCGTCCCAACGCCTGAGCTACTACGAGTCTTCAACAGTTGAAGCTGATATTTGCCACTTTCACGCATTGCCCGTGAAGTAAAGATACCAAACACATTGTCAGCAGTGTTGATCTTTGAAATACCACCCGAGATGTGGCTGTGATCAAACTCTACCTCGTCAACTGCATTTCTGTTCAACTGTGAAGCGGTTATGAATAATACATTCAGCTCTTTAGCTAAGTTCCGTAGCTCTTCTGACACATATTTGTCTTTAACAAACAAGTTTTCTGGAGATACTTTTACCCCAACTGGCATAAGCAAATCCAAATAGTCAACCATCAAAAAGTCAACCTTAGAGTTAGTCTGTATCTCAAACTCTTTAATATACGCCCTAATGTCGTTTACTGTGCTCTGGGCTGGCATATATTTTATCTGGAACTTTCCAGCTTTTTTACCAGCCATTCTAATCTTGAGCTCTACGTCATCAAGATTCTTGAAAATGCTCTTCGTGCTGCAGTTTGCCACCATTGCGTCAATACGCATTGCAGACAGCCCCTCGCTCAACTCTAGTGTCAGGTATAGCCCATTCAACCCTGCTGAAAACCAATTCACGCTAATGTTTTGCATGAAAAGTGACTTGCCCGTATTGTGACTGCAAATATCATTCGTGTAATATCTATGATTTTTATGGTTAACTGCTAAATCATATACCTTGGTCGATTTCTTAATCTGATCGATAACCACGATCGTGTCATACCCCTCTTTCGATAATAATATGTCGTTTACTGTTAAATCTTTTGCATAGTGCCACGTTAAATCAGGCTTCTGAAACAAATGATCAAAACTAGCTTTAACTTGTCGCCCAGAAGCGAAGGTAAAGTTGTACATAATATCTTTGATTTTTTCAACGCAATCAGTAACAGGAACCCACCCGTCTGGACTTGCCACTAATAGTTTCTGATCATTTACCTTACCACTAAGTGATCCGATCGGAACTTTTTTTGGTTGAGTAAGTTGATACAACTCATCAACGGCAGAAGTATTACTGTTAAGTAATGACAACTCAGCAGCTGAATAAAATTGACTAAGCCAAGTAATTTTTTCTTGTAATTTCATATTTAAAATTTCCAGTATTCCAAAAACGATTATATCCATTATCTACCATATTTTGCCATTCCGTTAGATTGGCATCGTAAACATCAAGTTGGGTGCTAAGTTTATGTTTTTGAAATTGTAATCTATTATACACTATTCTATTCTTAAAATACAAGTAAGACGGTGGTGTTTCTCCCATCAATGTGAATCCAAGGGAATCGTAAACATTCCCTGCGCTAATATCTCGATCTGCGTATGTGATTACACGGTCAACTGTATTAGAGCGTATGAAATGAGTCAGCAGTTTGCTTGCGCCACCAACAATTAAATGATGTTTGATTGACGCAAACCGCAATAACTCGTATTCTGTGTTCAAATACCTGGATTTCCCGAAACCCATAGCAGAAACTAATATTCCATCGCTAAACAATCCATATCGAATGCTAGCATTAACTTTGCCTTGAATATGGTTTTCTCCCATGAACTCAGAAAATTGAGCAGAAGATATACTTTTAACTTGAGTATTCCTTGCACTTATTTTAGATGTTATTATTCCCAGTCTGGCAGATAGCATGCTAGTTAGCAAATCTAAATTGTCATCAAATTGGTAGTCCCACAAATGAAGTAACCTGATTCCTTTAGAATCACATATTTTTGTTTTTCCTAAATGGTAGTCCTTTCCTTTGCCCATTAACTCACTATGCCAAAAAATGCCGTTGCATTCAATTGCCATTTCTTTCTCCGGCAGGTAGAAATCCAATTCTTTCCCCGCCAAAATTGATCTATTATTTTGTTCAAACTTAATATTATTCTTTTTAAGAAATTGGGCAATTATATCTTCATATTGATTATGCCGTTTTTCGTAATCAATTAAATTCATTGCGTATGCTCTGTTTCGAACAGTAGTTGCCGCAAGATTATATTTTTCGGCTACTGCGTTAATAGTATTGCCATGCAACACATCAGCAAATGAATCTGGGTGCTCCATGAAAAACTTCACTTCATCTGACCAATGACTTTGCGATGGGTGACAACCAAATTTTTCAATCATTGTTTGTGACGCTTTGCCGCGATTATTGAAATTTTCATCGCCATATTTTTCAAATTTAGTAAGTTTGCTTTTTTTCTTAACTTCCTCAATCTGAAACGGATTCATGCCGTCATACAACTCGTTCATTTTAGTTTTAAACTCAGCAGTGCAAAAGTAAGAAGGCACCCCATAATGTTCGATCATTGCGGATCGCACCTTGCCCTTAACTTCATCCAATGAGCTCGTATGCTCAACGCCGTAGTTCTTCAAATTAGAAATTTTCGTTTTCTCAAGTCTAAGTTGGGTGTTTTGTTTGCTTTTTATTCCAATTTTTTTCTTAGTAGAGTCTAATTTAGAGATATTGTCAACCCCATATTTCGTAATAATCGATTGAGAAATGATGTCAGTTCTTTGAAAAATATTCTGAACTCCATACTTCTGTATGGTCGTAGTTATACGTTTTTGCTGAGTTACATTACTTTTTTTGCTGCAAGATGCAGAGCAAAACTTTGAAGTTTTCGCAAATGATTTGTGAGATCGGATTGTGGTTCCACATTCAATGCATGTTCGCTGCGTTATTTCACCCGCTAGCAAGTAAGATACTCTCGTTAACAACGGTGCTGGGTAATCTAAAAATTTTGTATGTTCAAATATTGAGCAAGCAATTTCCTCTGACATGCGTTTTTTTGAATTGAACCCGTTGTTTTTAGTTACGAACTCGTGCAGCAGCAAATCTCTTAATGTTTGGTAAGATAACAACTTCAACCTCCGTGTCAGCAGTTACACATCCTGAACCTCCAGCAAATATATTTAGTTCACCACGGTTCATTCCCCCAAACAGTGCTCGATCTAAGCTAGCCCAACCAGTGCTGATTTGACCATTGCTTGATTTAATCTCCATCAACCTTTTTCTAGGGTCAGCAAAATAATCAGTGCCCATGTCTTTAACTAACCCAATCTGAACTGCATCTTTGATCAGTTTTTCCACTGGGTCGTATTCGCCCTTTTCAAGCAAGTCAGCAGCCTTCAAGATTGCTCGCTCAAGTTCCATTCGTTTACTAAATCCCTCAAACTCTTGCAAGAACCAATCATAGTGACTGTCATTTAACTCACCTGGTGGCGCCAACTTAGTTCCGCATACAGCATTTATCTGTTCAAAGGTGGGCATAGTTTTATGCTCATCCGTATGCTCTTGAATAAACTTAGCTGGTGCTTGCATAGCCCGTGAAAAGTTTAATGGGTTGAAAATATTTTGCACCCTAACATAACTCGTCGGCGATTGCAGAGCCATCTCCAAAAATAACTTCTGCACATCTTCCGTATAGTTTTTAATAGCCATATTTCTTTCTCAATAGTTTTATTTTAAGCGGATTATGCTCAACCGCATCAACGATTGCTTTCAAGGCAAACAGTTTTCCGTATTTTACAACTGCATCGTTAATGTCGGTGCAGGTCTCTGCCCACACTGGAAAGCTCACTCCCCACCCGTTATTAAGTGCCACATCTATTAAGTTCTGCCCGCTATGGTTCCAATCTGGCACTACAATGATTTCCTTGTTGAGACTTTCTATGATGTTTACTTGTGTTGCGGTCACGCTTGAATGCATTACTGCGACTCCGTCAATGCTCATTGCGTCAAACAATCCTTCACACACAATCACAAACTGCCAGTTTTGCTGCTGTTTGTCTATGTTAAACACGAACCCATTGTCAACTCTTGTAACATACTTTGCTGATGCATCATCACTCATCGCCCTTGCCGAGTATCCAATAAGCTGACCTTTCCAGTAGAACGGAACAATAACACGAGTATTTAGCTGCTGCTCCTTGGCGTTGGTAAGATAGAACTCATATTTTTGCAGGTTGATTTTTCTCGCGTAAACATATTCCACTGCTGCGGACAGTTGATGACAGTTAGCCCAATCTCCTTTTAACTCATTCCACTCTGCTATTTGCATAAAGCTCATTGAATCTTCAGGGAGAGGCTCTGGGGTAAAGTTAATATTTACGATATCTGCTTGGATCGACGGAGCAATAAGCCCCAGCATTTCCATCTGCTCTTTTTCTCTGATGGATTCAATGACCAGCCGTTGTATTTCTAAATCATCAACATTTAGCCATTTGAGCAGTTTCCTGAACTTATGCCCCATTGGCTGCCCAGGTGTATATCGTGTGCTAAAGTTGCAGTTGAAACAAGAGTAAGAGATTGAGTTGTCAGTATTTACGATAACTCCACCACGCTTACGTGTGTCTACTGTCTCGCCGTTATGAATACAGCAGACAGCATTATTTACAATCCAGCCTTTGACATTACGTTTTCCGTGCCAGTATTGGAGGACAGTATCTTGTATTATATTAGAAAGCATAGTGCATATTATGCACTATGCTTTAGGGAAAGTAAAGCAGTTTGACTAAAGATCAAGCCCAGCAAAATCAGTTGTTGCCCAAAAATCGATTTTTGGCACCTGGGTTATCAAACTCATTGAATCGTTGCGTGTCCTCAGCCTCCAATGGCATAGACTCGGTTTCTACCGAAACATCAAAATACTCCTCAAGTATCATCTCAGCGTCAGTCCCAGACACAATATTGACATCGATCCCGCCGGACAAAATTTCATCACCCACGATATACCACCCTTTCTACTGTTCCAGTCACTGGAGTAATCACAAAACGGATACCAGAGCTGATTCCTTCCCAGTTATGGTAATCAGTCGTTGTTTGATTAGCATACGCAACGGAATCAATGTTAGCCCAGCTTACCGAAACATTCGCGCTCGTTGTTCCGTTTGGTTGTAGCTCGTCCAGTGTCGATTCGATGTCAATGCTGCCCGTAAAGTTGTTAAAATAAAACTGGGCAGTATGCGACAACCGCTGATCATGTGAATTGCTGCCAGTCAATACAGCACTGGTGATGATGGGTGATACAGCGTTGGTTGGAATGCTAACCTCAATGCTATCACGCACTGTGGGATAATGCCCTGCCTTTACAATCAACTCGCCACGAACGTCATAGTTGTCGTCAGCGTAAACTACTTGCTGCTGGCCAGTGGTCGGATCAGTGACTGACAAGCTATAGTTGTAATATTCTTTGCCCATATCCATCAAATCTTGCTCTTTCAATGTCACAACTACCACCCCGTCCACCGAACTACCCACAACAGTTGCTTGAGTAGTGAATAGAACTTCTCCAAGCTCTTCATCAAGAACATTCATCGCTATGTCCCAACCATCAACATTCACTGGTTTTTGTTCAGAGTTCTTAAATCTAAATCTAATAATGTTGTCCACGCCCTTGTAAACTTTCACTGATCGTTGATACATAACTCTATTCCTTAGTGTGAGCGTTGGGTCCGTATTCAGTTGAACATCAACCGAGTTCGGGTAATAATAACACGTTATTGTTTGCATAGTCAAGTATTTAGCCGATTTTTTCAGCCATTTTGAAATGGCATAAATAACTTTAATGGAAGACAACTACAAGAATTTACTGCTAACTAAGTACCCTATGCTCACATATTTAACTTATGGCAAGAGCGATTACGTGGGTATTATTCAAAATGTTGATGACGCGATCACTACTATTTACGACTTGGGATCAGTAAAGACTGACGCTGATAAGATTGAGTTCTTGCAGTTAGCTGAAATATGGTGGGATGAATCTAATAGACAAGTGCCAATCAACGTATTTTTACGACTTGAGTGGTACGGATTTAGATCTACTCTCAAAACACTAAACTCGAAAGATGTTGACATCAAAGTTGGGCCTTACCTTAGCCTCAAAGAAATGGCACTCAAACGAAGTAAGCGCCGTAGTATCACCCTGATACGTAAAATTGGCTGATTGAGCTTGGTGGCAGATACTTTAACAGCATTAGTGTAACTGTTGGTATTAGCTGATTGAAACTCAACTTTCATTGTTGATAAGATAAACGCATTGCCAATGGATCTCATCCGTCCCAAATGATCTGGACTTGTCCACACTGTGGAATTTCTGGAAAAGGAAATTATAATCGTTGCCACGGTGAAAAATGTAAATTAAAATCCCCGCTCAACTAATAAATTTGCTTGAACGACAATCAAATGTGAATATGCGCAGGCGTGAGACTTTTTAAAGCTATATCCATCGTCTGTGCTATCCCAAATCGTTTTTGCGATTTCTTTCCAAGTTTTTCCAACCAAGTGTTTCTTACCTGGGCGGATCAACGAGATAAACATCATCAGTCGCGGGATGCTGTTGATAGGTTCTTTTAAGTTTCGGATCATCCAATGATAGTTTCCAATGTGCGCCAGTTGTTCGCAGAAGGATTTTTCAAGCAGTCTATTCCAAGGTGGTTCCTTAGTCATCAGCTCATTCAGATGTTCCTCTGACCTAACTTTTTCATAGACTGACATGTTCAAAAAGTCAATCTTGTAATACCCACGCTCTTCCGCTTCCTTGTAATCAATGGTAGACCAGTTGTTTACATCGTGCGGGATTGGGGTAAAGTATACGCCCGAGGCATGCTTGCTGAACGTAGCATTGCCTTTTCCTACGCTTGCCGAAACGTATTTCAAATGTGATAATGCTGCTATTCTGTCAGCAAAATCAATATCTATATCGCCACGTTTAAACATCAGATGTTAGCTCCATTTAAGCAAAAAAATCGGAATATCATTTGAATCTGTAAACCCCCACCAATCAGCAGTATCACTTGATGAGTAGCATCGTACTGTGCCAGACAACGTGCTGTTACACCAATCCCAAAAAACAGTGTGATTAGTGTAAGCACGCCGCGCAACGCAGGTGAAATATTGTGGGACAACGGTCAAATCGTGCTCTGGAAACCAAAGTGGACTATCTTTGCTGCCCGTGTTAAACCGTGGCTCTAACTTGTTGAAATATTCACCGAACTGAGTTCGCGTCATTATTTCCATTTCAGCGCCGCCATTGTCGCAAACTGTGCTTTACCACGTCTAATCTTTAACAATACTTGACTACCATCTGTGTTATCGTAATGTTCTTTCCAATCCCAATCCCATTTCTGCTTTCCAACATTTTCTTCAAGCCATGGTCTGTAATGATCGTTTGGGTCAGCTGATCTAAAAGAATCCCATAATCCCGATCCTTCTTGTCGAAATCTTACCTCACCTACTGGCCATGGCAGTGTTACTTCTACTCCTGGTATGAACTTCCACCATAGCTGCACTATAATCCGTGACGATTTTTCGCGCATATTAAATATTGTCAATATTCTGCTGTAATCAGCACTGCTCACTGGTCGCATTTTCCATGCCCCATTAAAACTCATTTCTCTTCTTTCTGAGCCAGTAACAACAGAAACTGGTAATGTTCATACGCTGTTTTTACGCTGGCAACGTTGTCACGAACTATCGCCTCAACGCGTTCTTTAGCAGCAATGTCTGCTAAGCTGCAAAACTCAGTTACCGGCATTTCGATTTTGGCAGTGTATCTGGTAGGTTTACTCGCATAACGCGAATGTGTGTAAGTGGAATATCCACCTATTGACTCTACGTCAAAGTCTTCAGACTCAATTTTCACATCAGCAGCAAACCGAATGCAAAAGTTAGTCACTATTTTTTCATAATCAGACAAGGTCATTACATCCCCGCTTCTTTAAGGATAGATTTAGTCAGCTCTGTATCAGCCATAAAGTCTTTAAACTTTTGCTGCCAATACTCTGGGTCAATCCATTTAAAAATCATCGTTATCTGCTCTTCATTCAACGAAGCCAGCAAATCTACTCCACTCGTGCAGTTGTAAATAATCCAAGGTGATATGCGGCCATTTACAATCATCAAGCATACTTTATTTTTCACATTCGCAGTAAATATTTCAGTAAACTGTTTGCCCGTTTCATCAGCCCATCGTTGTAGCTCTGTGAAAGTTCGTTCTAACGCATCATTTGGGTGTTCTCTACGCAAATACTCATATAGATATTGATCATAATACTGGTCTTTTGTCCAATGGTCAACCTTTTTGACGTTCTTGAGCGTCCACTCTATATATGCGTGTGGGTTTACTGCGCGAAGTTTTACAATGTGCTGCCCAAACTTGACAAATGCCGAATAGTAGGGTGATTCAGCAAAGTCAGCGTAAGTTTTCGTTTTCGCGCTGCCTTGGGACATTTCAAAGAATCGTAGATAAGTTCGTAGTCCAAACTGAACGCCAACCTCTTTCTCCTGCTCCCACCGCCGCTTGGGTTCACACTGATGAACCGACAATGTCGACAGTTTTCTGAAAGATTTACCGCAGTATTTGCAGCTTAGTTTTTCAACTACTAGTTGGTTCATTGTAACCATTCATTTCACAACTCTTTTTTAATCTGCTCGGGTGTCATGCCGAGATCTTTGGCCATTTCCTTCCAAGTTTTGTCGTCGTTCATTTTAATCATAAGATCAATATCTGACTGCTTCATAGCGGGATATAGATTACGAACAAACTTAGATACCTTAGCAGTAGATCCTTCTTTTTTCTTCAACCCAATCCATTGATGCCGTTGAACCCCTTTTCCTGGACTGATTGCAGTAGCAGCCAGCCAGTTCAACTTGTCATGCTGTTTGGGAATGTTGAAAAAGTTCTTGTTCAGCATATCATTTGTTGCCAGCAAGTAGTAGCCCTGCATGGCAGATGACCCTCCCACACTACTGCCCCACCTGATCATGAGAAAAGTGCTAAACTTTTTCTTTTCATCCGGTGTAAGGTTGTCAAGAAATTCGCGATCTTTCTTGTCCAACGCCGCCATTTCTTCAGCTATTCCTAGTGCCATGTTATTTCCCCTTTCGCAGATAATAATATGTTTTAACTTGAGAAATCAACTCTTTCATACCTTCATCTGTTTCTGCCATTTTGCGTATTTCAGTCCACAATACTGACTCCATCACCCTATCACGCATTGACATGACCTGAGTCAAAGTTGGTGTTGGTGTTGGTGGTGATTTTAAATCATCAGTGTTCACAGTTTTCACCAAGCAAGTTGATAGTTTACAACTTCGCTAGCACGGCTGATCTCTTTAACAAAAAACGCGCATAGTGGTTTTTCTGTTTTATCTTTAAGTGGCACGGCTAACATCTGCCCTGGCTTTAGCTTAGGAAAATACCATTTAACATCCTGATAAATGTCTACAACTTCAATCGGCTTAAATGCTGGTTTAAATCCTGCTATCGGGTTAAAGCAAAAAGCACTAAACCCACGGTCATTTATGCTAGTGAGAGGCACAACTTCAAGGTCGCCCAAATCTGGCTCACCAATCAAAATCTGCCAATCAACGGGCATACGAATAATATCTTCACCAATCCGCAATACTAATGCTGGGCTGTTGAAGCTTTCTAAAAATATAAGTGGAATGAAAAAATAGTCTGGATCTTTAGGGTTGCTGTTGTCAAAGACGCAGAATCGTAGATCTTCTACTTCATCTGGAATCTCGCCCATCGGATACGCAATATTGTCTAATGTTAGAATCTGCACTTGATATTCCTTTTTTTGTTATTATACTACTGCCAGCTTACTTTTGCGATTGAATACGGGTAGTTTGATTCAGTGTAAAACTGTTTTCTTTTGGTAAGATGACGCTTTGAAAACTTACAGGTAGATGTCACATCATAAATGTTGACAAAGTCCTTATCCTCTGCTTTTCTTAGTCCGCGGCCAATGCTTTGAATGACACGGATGAAGCTCTTGCCAGGTTCAATCAGCACCAAGTTAAACACCCTGGGTATATCTATGCCAACGGCGGCGATTCCGTAAGTACACACTGTTACTTTATTGTCCGATGTCGCGATGGAATCGTACTGCTCTTTTCTACTTGCTGATTTAGATGCTCCGCTAAGGAACACTGCTTCTGGAATAAGTGACGCAATAGTTTTTCCTGCTTCAACCCGATCAACCAGCACCAAAGTATTTCCGTCTGCGCTAACACGCGCTATCATATCTGCCATGTACTGCAGCCTACCCTCTGTTTCTAATAGGTATCGCAGCTCATCCTGATACATCTTAAACTCAGGGTGGTCAATCATCTGAATCACATTGACATGACAGTTAGACAGCACACCACGATTTTGTAAATCACTGGCCTTGATTGTCCCTACTATTTCACCAATGGCAACTTGGAGAGATCGTTTTTCAAAATCTTCTTTAGGAATAGTGCCTGTCACCCCCCACCGTATTGGAATCCTTGACATTACACCTGTCAGCATATCCAGTAATACTGAGGCCTTCGCAGCATGACACTCATCTACTATTACACATATTACATCTTGAATAAAGTCCTCAAACGGAATCTGTGCCTCGCCATTCTTTGTATTTTTAAAGAGCGAGTTTAATGATTGCCAGGTACATATAGTATGAGTTTTGGTGTACTCCTTACGCGATCCAAAAAATACTCCAACATCAAGCCCCATGTTGATATAATCAGCCTCGGTTTGTAACACTAAGTCCTTGCTTGGAACAATTACTACGGACCTGCCGTATGGTTCAATCTTGTGGCTCAACACCGCAGTAATTAGCGTTTTTCCAGCCCCAGTACTGATGCAGGCCACGCTTTGAATATTAGACAGAAAGTTGTTTATTGAACTAACCTGATAATCTCGCAGCACAATGGGTTGTCCAGCCCGCACATGCCCCTCTGGCCACACTTTGCCAGCATAACTGGTTTCAGTCACCTCAGTAAACTCAAACTGATTGGAATAGTCACGGCGATCGTCCAGCTCAATCTCATACCCTTCAGCAATAAGAATGGGCAAGATTTCTGGCAGGAGATTTATATAAGTTGACCCGCCCAGATGTGCGAAGTTTTTCTTACCATCCCATCTTCCAAGTTTAACCGCAGGGGTAAACCTAGCACCAGGGATTTCGTAGCTAAACTTGTTTACCAGTTTTTTCCTAGTGCTCAACTCTAGGTTTTCTATTTTACAGATACACTCATCATTTATGATTATTTTAGCAGTTGTCATTTAATAGTTAGCGCGGGGTTAGTTTTTCGCAAAAGTAGCACACTTTAGCTGCCTTTGACAAAAACTCTTTCTTGCTTGCACCGTGCATTAGGTTTGCGTAGGTAATGAGAAGAGGAATTTTTCCAGGCCAGTCCTGTAGTGTCTTAGTAGTGTACACATATTTAGCAGTGGGGTCAAGCTGTTTGGCTGAACTGGTTGAGGCGATGGTTTGAGTCTCCTGCGGCGCAAAGTAGGTCGCAAACAACTCTTTGTCATGCTTGGTAAGGTTTGGATTGTAGACTACAATGGGTAGGCGATTGGTCGCAATCGCCCACTTGATCACTGGCTCTAAACTGTTGCCCACTGACGCTTGGTCAATGCTGTGCTGCGAGCAAAACGACACGAAAGGCTCGCCGTATTCCTCAACCAGGGCTGATCGTAGGTCTGGATTAATCGTATACGCTAACTCGCCTGACAAGTCAAGAAGTTTGAGCAGGTTACCTGCCGCCCCCTGAGCAGCAACATAGTCCAGCATTGACTCAGGCGCGTTGGTGATGGTTGGGGTTCCTGCCTCGTCCACGTCAAGCTCAATCGCGTAAGGGTGGCTCTCAACTTCCACGATCTCGTCAAACAGGTTCTTGACAAGTGGGGCGATTGAGGTTGTTGAATCGCTGTTAGCCATCGTGTACACCCAGCTCAAGTTGAACTCAGTCAGCGCAAACTTCCATACTCTTACGTCGTGATCCCACCACACTTTCCCCTCAGCAGTTTTAGCAAACTCACGGATAGTAGTAATCCTTGCTGCGTCAAAGGGGAAGCGATATACCAAGCTGTCATCAACAATGTTGAGCTCAGACGAACGATTGATCTCACGAATACCGTGTTTGTAGTTTTTGTGGTCAGGTTGATCAACACGGTGTTTGTGTAGCTGCCGCTCGTATTTCTGGATCAAGTGCTCAAGTAACTTGGCTTGCTTGTCAGTTAGTGCTCGTGATGTGCCAAAGCCAAACAGTGGAGTCAACTGTTCAGCCGTACTCTCAACAAACTTGACATCGTAAGTTGCAAGCTGAACTGGGAATGGTAAAGTTTGCCATGTGTTTTTCGGTGGGTTGCCGTGGTTGTCAATACGACCACTGAAAAAAAGTAAATAGTCTTCAATATACGGGAAAATAGTCATGTCATTCCTTCACGCCCACTTCAGGGTAAACAATAGTAAATCACGACCATTTTTAAACATGAAGCGATGGTCTAAAAACTCCCACTCACCTGGACCAAATGTGCGGTTGCACCACGTTGAGTAAGCATACCAGCTGCCATGCGTGACAGTGTTAAACCCGTAAAAGTTTTCCCGTAATACGGGTTCTGACGAGTGAGTAAACTTTTTCCAATACTCAGTATTCGGGATTGAAGTTGTCAATTATGCCCACCTCAGTGTAAACAATATCGCGTCACTTTCCAGTTCAAATTCACCCACCAGTATTTTGTGGTTATGCCCAACAATGGAAAAGTTACCTTGACAGTTTTCTTCACACCATTTTGACCATTTGTTATCACCCCATACGAATCCGTCGGTATAGCGGACTTCAACTCTAAAGCCAAACATACCACACCTTTAACGCATCACCGTAACCTTAGCCATTGCTTGCCAACGGGTAGGAAAGCTCTTAACCAAGTCACCAATCTTCAATGCGGTGCGCAACGAAATTTCACGCATCTTAGCATGGTTAGCAAACAAGTAGTCAATGATTTCAGCTTCCTGCTCTTTACTGAACTCGTAGCTGTTGAACAGTTCACCAGTCGCTGCGATCTGCTTGATGCGCAACAGCTTGTCACGCACAGTGTCCAGGGTCAAATCCAGGTAGTGGCAACGTGATTCCAACGCATTCAAGTGATCAGCCAACTTCTTGCTCTTGATGTTGTCAAACTTCAAGTTGGTAATGAAAATAATGGAACCTTTGTAATCAAACGAGTCCGGGATGCCTTCGCGGCGCAGAGCATGCGATTCACCACCCCAGCAAATACGACGGCGCTTGCTCGTGTCCAACGCTGACTTCAGCAAGTTCAAGGAAATGTCGTCGTAAAACATGTTGTCGCAGTCGTCAAACACCAAGACACAGTCTTTATCGCTGAACTCATACAGCTTTTGATACAAGCCAATGGCAGTCATAGAGCCTTTGATCACATCTGAACGAGCACGCTTATTTTGGATTTTGTCAAAAAGTGACGCACGTTCAATTTCAGTTTCAACACCAAAGCTCTTACCTACGCCAGGAGGGCCAGTAACAATCATGGCGCGAACGTTGCCTTCAATACAAGCAACGGACATTTCACGCAAGATTTCAAAACGCTCAGCAATACGAGCCATCACTACATCGTCAGATTCTTTGTGCTTTTCACCAGTAACGGATTCTGCTACTGGCAGCAAATCCTTGCTCTGAGCAAAATAGTCGTCCTCAGTAACAAACTCATACGCTGAAGGGCTAGCAACAGCAATACGGATATTACGGTCTTTTTTGTAGTATGCGCCATTTACCGTAACAAAACCACCCTTGGTACCCATCTTGAAGTGTTCAACAAGCGGCAAAACTACATTTTGAACATTTTGACCAGCGTAAGTGCCTTTGGAGATTTTAACGTATGCTTGAGCCATTTAATAACATCCTATTATTTGCTGCGATACGAGTATTATACAGCCGAATCACCGTTTAGTCAACACTTATTTGCCAAAGATTTGGGCTAAAGTACAGTTTCTTTTGAGGATAGAATCTCCCAAGGTGTTGCTTTTAAGTGACACTTTTCCAGTGTAACGTCACGCTGCTCTTGAGTTAACCTCGTCCAATATTGGACCGCATAGTAACTACCCTTACACTCAGCCGGGCACACATACTGAATCCACTTACACAGATTTGAAATAGCTTCCCAGGTATTGTTTGGGTGTGAGGAGTTCACTACTTTAAACAAATCACCACAGTACAATGCTTCAAAAAACGAGCCTGGATATAACCCACGTACTACATACTGATAGGTGACTTCCTGCCAATCATCAGGGACATCAAACCCGTCAAACGATCTAAAAAACTTATGTAACGGGTCAGGGCAATGTGCTGGTAAACTCATTGAGTATAAGATGCATTAGGTTAGGTTTTGCTCACGCAGTTTTTTCAGTAACACCAGCAAATCGCGTGTTGCCGTTCCAGTAAGCTCTTCAACTGTTGCGACATTTATAAACGCATTGACAAACCCACTGGCACGATTAGCATAATCTTGAAACTTGTCAAGGTTGAGCAAGCGTGGTACTGATTGTCTAGCAACACAAAGGCCAGTTTCCTTGTTAAAGTTATCATTTGCTGCGCAAATAGCGAACCTCACATTTACCAACCGTAGAGTGTAATCAACAGTAAACAAGAATGTGACGCCACCCAGGTTTGAGTCGTTTCCGTTGTTGTCAGTAGGCCGCAAATAGCGCGCAAATTCTACTACTGTGTTGTTGGGGTTCATACTATTTCCTTTTCATGAGTTAAAAAACTTGGTGCGCCCGGTGGGAGTTGAACCCACTTTCAACGGCTTATGAGGCCGCTGCTTGACCGTTAAGCTTCAGGCGCATCCTTTTGTCTAGTATAACATCTTACCCGTTAAATGTCAACTGTTTTTTGCTCACGGACTACCGAAATATTACTGATTTTTTCAATGCCTTTGACCTCGCTGTTATACAATCTACCGGTCTGATTTGGCACATCAGGAACAATAATGCGAAACGTAACATTATCCACCTGCGGATTCAGCTGAATAGCCATCTTAAAGATGTCAATGAAATCATAGTCCATTGACACTACTGTGATTTCTTTGTAGCCATCAGTTATCGCCTTTTGGATATAAGCACCAATGAACTTGTCTGTGGTTTCTTTACCTGTCGTTAGCCCGCGAAGATAGATTTTGTTGATTTTTTCTGACGATTTAGAAAGAATCTTTGGCGGGTTTTCTTCACCACGAAGGGTACGAACAAGATGAGTTTCAATCCCTCGCAAATGTTTCGCATAGGCATCAAGAATGCACGGCAGCGGGTTATCTCCGTCAAGGAACGCAATCTTCGTTGGCTTGACATGAAAAAGTTTAACCATCAGGTTTAAAAGCATGCTACTGTACCTGTTTGTTCCTATGCTGGTATTATAGCGTGAAATCACCCAAATGTCAACAAAAATCACACGATTTCTTCAATAATCCCCAAGATTTCAGCTAAAATCAGCAGCACACCAGCCGTGTAAATGTGACTAGTAGTTAGGGCAAGTCCAGCAGCGATTCTTAACCCGCTTTTCACGAAACTAATGTTACGGTGCAACGTTGGGTCAGGTGGAGCTAACTCTTTTTTGTTATGCTCACAGCGACCTTGATTCCAGTCGCATGCTGATGACGGTTCTTTACCGCACGTTCTACACTTTTCTACCATATTATCTCCTCATGTTAGCTAAATCTACAGCGTCAGCTTGTTTAAAAATTGGAATCGCATTGCTCTTGTGTAGCTGCCCAATTCCGAGCATTTCAGAACCTGAATACACTTTTTGTGGTGCTAGGGTAGCGTTGCCAAACCCAGTGCCGCGACTTGGAATATGGGCGGTTGATCTTTGTGCCGGTGCTGCTAAGTGGTAACGCAATGGTTCAGCTTTCATAGCTCGTGCCCGTTTACGTTCTTCCTCTACTACACCATGCTGCTTCTTCAGCATTGCCCATTCTTGTTCAAGTCTCATGTGCTGTTGCTTTGCTGCGGCGGAGGCGAACTTTTGCTTACCTTTTTTCTTGCCAGTGGTGCTAAAACTGGGCGGCATTAGATGCATTGTCATGTCAAAACTCCTCTAACACTAGTTCTTTAGGGGAGGCAGTGATCTTGCCGTAGTAGTCAAGTTGATTGCGTTCGTGAACCGTTAGCGTGGTGTCGCTGTAGACGCAGTGCGAGATCACTTTTTCAGGAATCTGCTTGGCTGCTGTAGCTGCGATCTCTTCAACTTTTTCCAAGTCTAAGTAGTTAGGCAGCTTGACCAGATACTCTGGGCCAGCTTTGCGTTTAATGCGAGTGGTGAAAACTAGCTTCATGCTTTACTCCTGTGCAGTGAGGGTTACTGAGAGAACGCTGTCAATGCGAAACGACCGCCACTCTTGCTTGTCCGTGCAAAATACCCGCAGAGTCTGCTCATTTTCCTTGCGTTCTACTTTGCCTTCTGCTAAGGGTTTGGCGGGTGGTAGCAGCTCTGCCTGCAAGGTGCAGGGCATCACTCGCCGCTCGCCGTTCACTTTCGTAAACTCAACGGTTGCGACCCCAGAACGTAAGATTTCAGTAAGCTCTTGCCGTTTTTCAGCGAGCCCGGCTGACAATGTGACGGATTTTTGTTTCATATCATCTTTCTATAGTTTATAACACGATACTGAAGTATAGCATAACAGCAATGGAAAGTCAAGTATTATTTTGCCACGGAAACTTGCCGTCTGGAAAACGAGCTAACGCATACTTATTTCCATTGATGAAATGTAATGCGTTAACTGACAATGGATTTCCACCCAATCTGTAGTTCAGTGTATATTTTCCAGTACACCTGTATACCCCTGCACCATACTTTTCATGTACTGTTTTAAAGAATTTTCTGTCAGCTGCACGATCATTAAACCATAAATGACCGTTTTCTTTAAAAAACTGGTTAGTGAAACAATACGTGTTGCATTCTACCATTCCACTGTAATAAGGATCAGATTTTGATTCACCAATGGATTCGTGGTTATCTTCACAAATATATGTGCCATCTTTTTCAATAATCTGTCTCAAACTATGTGCCCATGACAGCTTTTCAGTCTCACATTTGGTTATCAATGATTCAACATGGGTTGGATCGTACCAGTTATCCTGATCCAAAAATAAGATGTAATCGTGATTTACTAACTGTCTGAATCCAGCGTAGATTCTGTGTCCGTAATATATTATTCTGCCAGGTGGATTACCAGTATTAAAAGGTAGCACTACCTTAGATACCTTTGACCTATTGCTTGCAGCAAGGGCAGAGGTAGTAAGTTCATCAAACTGCATTCCATCTACTACAACTAAATGATCAGTTGGATATGTTTGAGCTGCAACAGAGTTCACTGCTGCAGTCAACTCGCTAGCTCCTACTGTTGGGGTTATTACTAATGCGGTTTTCATTTAACTCGGTGAAAGCGTGGTTACGATAGTGAATACACAGTGCTTATTTTTCAAACCTTGGTATACTGTCTTGCATCAATGTAATACCGATTATACGGGTCATTTTCAGAAATGTGCTCATATCCTGCTGCCAGCAATGCTGGTTCCCAGGAAGCATAAACTCCGATTGTTGATAATGGTTTTACTGCTTCAATGCATAAAATTTTTGGTCTATATTTGTCCCAATCCATTCCAGCAATAACATTCCCTTCAAATCCCTCGACATCAATCTTGAGAAAATCCACTGGGTGGTGCTTTATATAGATATCAAATAAAATACTCAATGGAACTGCCATGATTGACAATGTCGGCCACGAGTTGTCTGCATATTCTGGCACTGCGGTGGTAAGTCCGTCTTTCCCCACTCCAACATATAGTGTTATCTCGCTTCGGGTATTACTACATGCGATATTTAAGTTAACATCTCTTGTACGTGAAGTCATTAGTTCAGAGAATCGCTGTGGCTGCGGTTCAATGTTCAACCCGCACCAACCTTTATCATAAAAATATTTAGTAACACTACCTTGGTCGGTTGGCGAATGAGCCCCTACATCAACGTAAATCCCAGCGTCCTTGAAGCCAGTTAGCCTGTCAAGTATTTTATCTTCGCCGCCAGTGCAATTATAATTATTCATGATGTTGTTTAACTAAAAATTTAAGAATTGGGTCATCATTTGGGATGCATAGCATGTTTAGCCCAGCATCGTGCAAAGAGTAATCAAACGACTTTACTAACTCTACTAGTGTTGTTTGGTTGCCTTTTAGTCGCTCCACTTGCAAAATTGGTTTACATCGTAGTATAGTATCTTTGGCACCAAGAATAACTTGTGCCTCCATACCCTCAACATCTAACTTTAAGAAATCAAGACGTGGTAAATTCAATGAGTCGACAGATATAGCCTGCACTGATTGACATTTAGTCATGTCGATACGTTGCCCAATGTCTTCACTCTTGTCTGTATATTGCATCTCAAGGCTACCAAAGCTAGATGGGCGTAAATAGTCAGGTACTGGAATATCGATATTCGTTGGTTCTTGCGCCAATGCATTCCAGCGTACAGTAACATTAAACAAGTTATTCATCGCCACATTGCCAGCTAATGCGTAGAATACACGCTCTTGTGCTTCAAAAGAAAGAACGGACCCCCATCCTTGCATTAGCCTTCCAGCAGTCAATGAATGCACCCCAATGTTTGCCCCACCATCAATCATTATTACACCGTCACCACGAAGTTGTTTCAGTAATACTAAAACTTGCATAATCAAATTCAACTCAGGCGGGTCAAATGACGAGGTTTCTAACAATACATGCCCAACACCGTACACATATCCACTTGGCTCTGTGTTGAAATCAAATCTGTTTACAAGCATAGAACCGTGATCGGTTGCGAGCATCACAAACGCATTTTTCTTTCCTAACCTACCATGTGGCCAATTAATCATTAAATATTCCTGTAAGAAAATGTAGCACCAACGTCTCGATCAAACTTGTTAAAATGAGTATTAGCTGGATCAAGCCAGCTAAACATCATATTGCGGATATCTCCTGGCTGATATTGAATTAGCGTAGATTGCGGGTATTCCATCAATACGATGCGTTTTTCCACTCTTGGATAGCAGTTTGCAATGTGCATTGGTCCACTGTTAACACCAATAAACTTAGCAGATGTTGCTATCTCTTTTGCTGTTTGCCAGTAGTCGTATTGCCCACGACGATCAATGCTATGCCCGCCAAGCGGAATATCGTCCTTACCACCAACTTGAATAATCTGATAATCACTATAGTTTTTCAATATAGTTGCCATTACTTCAGCACTCATAATACGTTCGGCATCTTCACCTAATGAAGTACGTATTGCTGGTTCGCCGTCGCGTGTGCGATCACTGCCAGAAGTATGAACTACTATTTTGTTTGGCTGGATTTTTTCATCTTCATAAATGTACAGCCTTGGATGACGTAACGTAACATTAGTTAAGTTAAAACTACGGCACATGAATTCAGTTTGACTATGCATTGTTGTAGTATGCATTGTTTTATAATACAGCTCAACATGCTGCTGAATTCGAGCGTCAGGAACTATATCGATAGTGGTAATATCTTTTGCTTCCTCTTCTGTCATAAATGTGACATAGGGATTGTGTTTAAACGCCCATATCTTAGAGTCCGCGATGACGACCCGCTCGCCAGTAAACTTGAAAATATTTTCAGGTAGTGCAGTAGTACAAACCTGATCTCCAATATGATAAAAGTTAAAATGTAACTTATGCATTCGTATGTTAAACTACTTTAACTTCAATATAGTCTTTGGTCAACTGCTACACGACTAAAGATCGTGTAGCTTGCCCACTCCCATGACCAACTGGCAAGATTATGCCAGATCTCTCGATTTTACTAGTCATTTTCTGTAGGGCCAATGGAGTTTTCCAAATCGCCTGTTGCTTGCGACTTCATTGCTTCCCCGTAGCAGTCAAGTTGACCGACACGGAGGATATTCTTAGCAGCATTTATATCACGATCATGATGGGTTCCACAATTTGGACAAGTCCATTCTCTGGTTCCAAGATCCAGCTTTTCAAGTTTGTGATCGCAGGAACTACAGGTTTTACTCAGAAGGACTTGTTGGTCTTCCGTTGGGTAAATCCGGTATTTGTATGCGAGTAGTTGTTTCATGCTATTATTTATCTGATCTGTTTCTTTGTCATAAATATTTTTATACAAAATTAAGAAAGACCATCAAATGGGAGAAACATATATTTTGGTCATCTGGTTACTTTGTTTGTTCTACAGGAGATGCATCAACTGAAACAATAGCCAAATACATAGCTGAACAAGGATGATTTGTTCGCTTACATCCACTTGTCTGAAGATCCAGTGGTTTTACGCTCGGGGATAAATTTCAAGTCTTGAAATTTATCATTGATAAATTTCAAGGCCTTACGACTCGAATCGAACACATATTCCTCGTTGCCGTCCTCAGTGTTGAGAGTAAGCAAGAAGCCATTTTTCACCTTACGAATTTCAATTGACTCAAACATTATATGTCCTTTAGTTTAGATACTCTATAATAGCAGAATGGCTGCTAAAAAGCAACCATTTTGGCTAAATCTGTGTAATAAGATCAGTCTGCCGCTACTGACGCCTCACCAGCTCGCAGTGTTCTGGTCCCGGGTGGAGGTGCATCTTTTGGTTGCCCACCTGTGAAGCCCCCGCCACCGCTTGGTCGTTTCATCGATTTTGCCTGTACATCAGATTCATGCTGTGTCTTGGCCAGCAATTTCATATACTGTTTGCGATCTGCGTGACATGCAAATCCAAGTAATGCCCCGATGGTTTTGGTGCGTTTAGCCATGTTCGTGCCCTTTGGACACTTCAGCCTAGTCTCCAAGTTTACACCAGGTACTTTAGTGTTGCTATTTCCAGTTGTCATGTTTTTCCTTTAAAGTTTAGATGAAATTTTGGTGCCCAATGTCTGATTCGAACAGACGGCCTACCGCTTACCTTTTGGAGTTTAACTCTCCTGTGCTGGAGACTATATTAAATAGTCTCCAGAGGAGGAAGGTCATTATCCTTCCTGGAAAGGCGGTTGCTCTACCCCTGAGCTAATCGGGCTGATTATTAGTATGGACTTCGGTGTGAGAAAATATTTGAGTAAATGTAAATCGCAGCAGCTAACGCTACTAGCAAAATTCCATCTAAAAATAATACTAAACTCATAATGTTTTCCTATGTTTGGAGCGGAATGGACCAGCATTTCTCGGTCATTTATCGCTGGATGGCGATGGTTCTATACTTAAACTACACCCGCATATTGTCTACACTTCTATTTAGCGTGGGCGGATCAGCTCGCGAATTTTTTCTACCACCAGGTCCCATTGTGAAGTGAAAATGTGGCCACCAGTTTCTGTCACCGTGCAGCTCGCAACAGAGGGGAGCCCAGCCAGTGTCTGCTCGTAGGGCAGGACATTGTCATCCTTTGCCAAGAATAGATGGAGTAGGTTGCTGTTCGTGTTGCCACGCAGGAACGCTTCGCGTTTTTCAAATTTCGCCGCGTATTTTTTCAGCACCGGCATCAGCACCCCAGTCTTGTAGTTTGGGACAAACTGCCCTGCCTTCTCCCACATTGTCTTGCTCGGTGTTAAGCTCGGGTTCACCATCACGCAGGGTGCGTTCCATTGTTGAGCAAAATAATTCGCCCAAAATCCACCCAGTGATGTGCCAGCAAAGAGCAAGGGTGGCGGAGTTTCAAGCATCGTCTGTGTCACCAAGCCGTCAACCAGTTTTTCAACTGCATCTGGGTCAAGCGGAAGATCTGGTGTGAGGACGTTGTCTGTGCCAAACGCTAACTTCAACGCATCGCTCTTGGGGCCAACCCCAGTACTCGCAAACCCGTGTAGGTAGATTATTTTCATTTCTTTCTACTAGCCCGCCAGTTGCTAACCACTGTAGGATCTATCGTAGTGAATCCTGTTTTAAGCAAGTAGAACAGTTTGTCATCGTCAGTGTTCAGTGTTATTTTGTAGCAATCACCAGTAGAAATTCCACCATATGAGTTACATACAAATCTAGCTTTTTCACAGCCAGTCATTTTTTCTAAAATATCATCAACATGATTTGAAATGTGACAATCGTATTTAAAATTCTGTAACACGTCAACGTAGAATTCCTTCATGACATGATCAGTTTTTAGTTTTGTGGGCGTAGTTCATTTTAACTTTACCAGCAGCGATCTCTAGTAGAGCAGTTACCCCTGACTTACTTTTAGTGGGGATCAACGGAATAGCACCACGATTCAAGTCGCGTGTCCTCGCAGCGGCGACAATGATCATCTGAAAACGATTGCCGTCAAACGCTTTCAGCGATTCCTCAACGTTCTCTACAATAAAGGAATCTGCCTTTGCTTTATAAGGCTTGATAGCATCGGCTTGATACTTGAGTGGGGCTGGTTTCTTGAAGAGTGAGTTGAATTCTTTTGATTTCATTAGTATTCCTTTGTTAGAGGTAGTATAGCAGGGAAAGTGATGGAAGTCAAGAGAAATGGTGGTGGAAGAGTAGGATCTCATCTCTACTCCTACCGACACCCACCAATGCCGAGCAACAGCGGTAACGGTGTATGCTAAAGCCGACCAGCATTATTATCGAAGGCTGACCCTCCGCTCGTGGATTATACAGTTCGAGAAAACTGTGAGAGAATCATAATTATGCGTTACCCGCCTTGCCCGCGTTGGCGAGTTTCAGGTTCAGCACAAAGTTTTCCACTGTGAGCTTAACTACAGTTGCCAGCATTACCATATCACGATCATCGGGGTCGGTGGCCAAGTAGTTGTCAAGGACGCCAGTTGCCATCAGTGTGTACGCATCGTGCTCGTCAATCTCAAGCATGCCCCAATCTATTGGATCGGCAGTCTCAATCTCTTCAGCAATCAGTACCAGTTGCTCTACTAGGTTCACACTATTCCCTCTGTTTGAAGTATTTAGCTACAGTTTCATCGTCAAGCAAATTTTCTTCGTATCGCCGTTCCTGCTCTTGAAACAGTTTCCAATCCTCTTCGTCATCTAATAGACCAAGCTCATAGAGCACTTTTTTATGCTCGCTATCGTCGTCTATTATGTGATGTGCGCGTGTCATATCGGGCGAACTTCAATAGATTTTGCTTTGAGGTAATCTAGTAGCAACTTGACGTCGGATAGCGACCAGTCTTCATCAGCAGTTGGCTCATCTTTGAAGGAGTGAAAGTTGATGACAATCCACTCGTTGTTTGCAACTGCAGCATCTACCCAGGCCTTAACTTGATCAACTGTAGTCCATCTGTCAACAGAGTGACGGTTAATGTTTGATGTTGGGACTGCTGAACCATTGTTCATACCGCTAATGTTGAACCATTGGGTAAAGAAAGTCAAGTTTTCTGAGGGGATAGTCTCGCCGTTTGGATAAGCGAAAGGTAAGGCTGTAGTTGGCGACGGGTAGAATTTTTCTAGGTACTCCCATGAGAATCTTAGGTTCTGCTCTAGTTCAGCACCATGCAACTGGCTCATTCTACCTATTCTGTGCCCACCCAGCCCCCAGCCCAAATCACGCAAGTGTACCAGATCAGCACGAGTCATATAGCCCGGTGTATCTATGGTTAGCGGGTCGACAAACGCGGTTGCGGTGTAACCATATTTTCGTAGCAGTGTCGCAAGAGGGAGGGCATCAACGAATCCGTCATCTATAGTTAAGCTCACTACCGCATGTGGCATTGTATTTTTAACTACGGTGATACCTGTCACGGTGGCAGACACTTGCTTAGTGCTGCCAGGTTTAGATGCTACCATCAACAGTACCGAGTCAATCTTAGAAAAATCTACAGTTTTTCCCTCTTCAGGAATCCAAGCAGAGAAGGGCACACTAACTACTACCTCGACGTCATCTATCTTTGACCGTACCTTCCAGTCTAAGTCAATCGTGGCTGACACTTCCATGTTTAGTCCATTGCCAACTAAAAGGGACAATATCTTAACATCCTTCCAGTGTGAAACCTTCAAGGTAAAGTTTACAGTCGAGTCTTTTAAGTCCCAAGTAAGCCACCCTGTTTTCAGGTAAGCACCAGCTTTTTCACCAGATTTTTGTGTTGTGACCATAACTCCACTGTCAACTCGTTTGCTTGCACCTTCATCGTAGTAGTCAAGCCAGCGGCCGTTGATAGTGGTGTCTGCAAAAGATAGCCCACAGCAGGCTAGTAGCAGGGTGGCAACTAGTTTATGCATGTTAAAACGGGACCTTTAACCAGGCGTAAACACCTTTCCAAGAGTAAGAGTCTTTATTCACTCCTACCAGATTAACCCCGTAAGTAGTACCAGTTTTACGTCCTGGGCTAGTTTGTACCCCAAGGTTCCATTCATATACGGCCCCACTTGCAGTGTAGTCATACAAGAAATGTTCAGTTACATTACCAGCACCCAAGGTAGCAGAGTAAGTTAGCCCGTCATATGTTTTCCGCCATTGCGCACCGACCATCGTACTAGTTGCATTTTCTGGTGATGTATAGTATGGGCTGCCTGGATTAGTGTTAGTGTGGTAATCAATCTTACCGAAAAGTGAAACCCCAGCGTCAGGCAATATGGTCCAACTGACTCGGTTTTTCAAGAATGTGCGGACGTTTGAATCGCTATAATAAGTGTTTCCCAATGATGCTGACCAGTCTACAGTTTCAGTCAACACCAAGTCACTACTGATTGCCAATGTTGTAGATGTCACATTTGATTGCATTCCAGCTGCCGAGTCTACAATGTCTTTCGCAGCATACGCCCCAAGAGTAAGACGATCTGTCATAACTAAAGTTGCTTCTACTGAGCCAACGATAACTTGATCGCTCCCATCAGCGGTGCCACCTTGATCAGATAGTTTTTGCAGCGCCGTAGTATCAAGAGTAGCAGGGTTAGTGCTGTGAGAAATATTACGTACTCCGATCGCCGCCGTTAAGTTTAAGTTATCATTGACAATCGAATAGGTGCCAAACAATGCTGAGCTATTCCCCGACACAGTTGGAGATGAGTAGCTTTGGTATTCAACTTTGGCTCCGAATCCAGAACCTAGGATAAATCCAGCTGATCCACCAATGGTATCAAACTTGTCTGAGTCAGTTGTATAACTGGCTGTAAAATCTAATACCGGCGGTAAAGTGCCAATATATTGCGCTTGCGCAGTAGTGTGAAGGGCCGTGAGTGCGGTCAGCGTGATTAAAGTGTGTTTAAGTTTCATTTAGTTCCCCAGTTTTTAATTTTACCAAAAATTGCCTCTTTTACATATCCATATACACAGAATGGCTGCATAATGAATGTGTAAAGTATTGCAAACGCGAAAAAGCCAAATATGTTCCTTCTTACATTTAGCCCTTGACTCGTAAACATTCGAGATTGTATTACGAACATAATGTAGTTTAACAGAAGTGAGAGTGGAATTACAAACAAAGTGAGTGGACCGGCTAGCCAATATATTCCGAAAAATGCAATCAGGATGCCCGGAATTAAGAAAAACGTGAATGCCGTGTCGATCCACGGAAACAGCAAATTCCACCATACAAACATAGTAGAAAGTCTTTTCTTAAACAATAAATGCCAGTGTTGTTTGAATGCTTCAATCATCCCGCGTGACCACCTAATACGCTGTTTAAACAGTTGGTTAAAGGTCGTAGGCACATTAGTAAACAAGCATGCATTTTCAGCATATCCAACTCTGTGCCCTTGTTTAAGCATTGCCCAAGTTAGCACGATGTCTTCACCAACGCATTTTGGCCAACCACCAGCCTCAATGATTGCACTGGTTTTGTATATAGAAAAAGCGCCCTGTGCCACAAGAGTGCCATGGTATAACGACTGCAGACGCTTGACCGCTGCAATGCCATGAAAGTAATCCCATTCTTGCATTTGACATATAAACTTCTCGCGTGAATTACGCACTAATACTGCGCCAGCAACTGCAACAGTATTTGGAGGGTCACTCAAGATTCGTATTACTATGTTCTTTAAGGCGTCTTTATACAGGTAGCTATCGCCGTCAATTGTAACAGTCAAATCAGTTTCAATATGAGTTACTGCTTTGTTTAACGCATCTGCTTTTCCACCATTTTTCTTCAAGTCAACCAGAGTTAACCAGCGATATTTCTTTTTTGCTGCGCGAACTACTGCTGCTGTTTTGTCAGTGGATCCGTCATTTATAACGATTGCTTTAATTTTTCCGGGGTAGTTTTGCTTACTGATAGATTCGAGGGTTGACATTATGTTGTTTTCCTCGTTGTAAGCTGCAATGAGTATAGTTAAAGGGGGGTATTTCCCCTCTAACGACATCACTTTGGGACGGCGATCAATGATTAATGATACCAATAGAAATGCATTCATAAAACCCGGCAGGATAGCAACCCCATATAGAATAAAGTTTGCTAAGAATGCACCGAATAGTTCAGATAACTCTGACAACCAGGCTTGGGCATACCAAATAGAAAAGGCAGCCCAGCATGATGCTACTATGAATGCAAAAATGAATTTGACGGTGACAGGAATGTAAATATTATTCATTGTAATTATGCCGTTTTATAAAAATCTATAAAACTGACTAGACGTTTCAACGAATCTACCTTTGGTATTTCTACTTTAGGATTTAATGACTCTCTACGTCTGTAATCGGATAATTCTTCCGATGTAAGTGAGTAAAGATCATCTAGACCTTTACTCAAAATGTTTACTGCTGCATTTAAGTCTCTGTCGTGCGTAGTTCCACAACTTGGGCATTCCCATTCTCTGACAGATAAATCTAAGGATTCTAGTTTATGACCGCAACAGGAGCAAGTTTTAGAGGAAGGGTAAAAAGTGTCTATCTGGTGAAATGTTTTGCCATACCATTTAGATTTGTATTCTATCATTCCAATTAAAATAGACCACGAAGCATCTTGAATAGATTTAGCTAGTTTTCTATTTTTGATCATGTTCTTTACTTTTAGACTTTCCATAACTATAGTATCGTGGTTATTTACTAGCCAACTGGATAAGTTATGATAGATGAACTTTCTTTGGTTAGTTACTTGTTGATAAAGTTTAGCTACTTTAAATTTCATCTTTTTGTATCTAGAAGAATCTTTAACTTTCTTACTAAATGCTCTTTGAGTTATTTTTAGTTTCGCTTGTGTTTTACGAAACCATCTGGGATTGCTGATTTTCATGCCATTACTCATGATAGCTAAATCTTTTATCCCCAAGTCAATACCGATACTCCTACCGGTATTTTGTTTCAATTCTAGTGGTTCTTCAACTAAAATTGAAACAAAATATTGGTTGGTTTTGTTTTTAGAAACAGTTACTGATTTCAATAACCCCGAAAATGGTCTATCAATTACCAGTTTAATGGGTGACATTTTAGGTAATTTAATTCTTGAAGTCTCGAAATTGACACATTCATTAAATTTTAAACACTGACCAGGAATTCTAAATGAATCATTAGAAACTCCTCTTTTCTTGAATTTGGGTCTACCCAGTTTAACTGCTCTCTTTTTAGAAAAGAATTGTTTCTTGAATTCAACCCAGTCCATTCTTTTTTGTTGAAGCCCATAACTAATTACTTCTGAAAGAAATTCTTTACCTGGAAGATCTTTAATGAACTTTTCTTCTTGTGGCATACAAGGGCCAACAAAATCATGGTTAAAAGAAGCAACAAATTGATTCCAGATGAATCTAACTGCACCAAAATTACGGTCTAGAAAACTAGACTGTTCTTTGGTGGG